AGGAGCGACAAATGCAGTCGGATATCCGGAAGAACGGGCGCACGTACCTGGCGACATCCGCGGCGGGCAAGGAATACGAGAAGGACAATCCGTCTGTAAAAAACGCGCTGCTCTACAGCCGGCAGATGGTTGCCATTCTGGGCGCACTGGGATTGGACACCAAGACGGTGGCCGGCGGCACGGCGGGCGATGATGCCGACGATGATCTGTAAAGAAATTGATGAGTACATTGCGTTCGTCCGGTCCGGAACCGTTCCCGTCTGCAAAGACCAGCTCGCCCTGTGCAATTATGTGGAAAAATGCTTCCGGAAGGAAAAAATCCATGTCGATGAACAGCAGCTAAAGCGGTACCTGAATTTTCAACGTTACTTTCCATTTCAGCTTTTGCCGTGGGAAAAATTCATATTCGCCCTGCACAATTGCGTATATCGGGCCCCCGGAGTTCTCCGGTGGCCTGCTTTATTTGTCTACGTCGGACGGGGCGCCGGGAAAAACGGATATCTTGCGTTTGAATCCTTTTGCTGGATTACGCCGGTCAACGGTGTTCCGGAATATCATGTGGATATTTTTGCAACGTCGGAGGACCAGGCAAAGACCAGCCCTGATGATGTGCGTGCGGTGCTGGAAAAAAACCGGGTAAAGCTGGAGAAGCGTTTTTATTGGAATCTTGAGTACATCGAGAATCTGAAAACCGGCTCAATCATTCGCTACCATACTTCCGCTCCAGGAACCAAGGACGGCGGACGCCCAGGCGCTGTCGTGTTCGACGAGTATCATGCCTACCAGAATTACAAACTCATTGGCACGGCAAAAACCGGGCTCGGAAAAAAGGCGATGCCGCGGCAGACCATCATCACGACGGACGGCAATATCCGCGGCGGACCGCTGGATGATATCAAGGCCCGCGCGGAAGGAATTCTCTATGGCGATGTCGGAGACAACGGTATGCTGCCGTTTATCTGCCGGTTAGACAGCCCAAAAGAAGTTGATGCCCCGGCCATGTGGCCCAAGGCAAACCCATCGTATATCTACCTTCCAAACCTGCAGCAGGAAATGCAGATGGAATACGCGGATTACAAAATAAACCCTGCTGCAAATTCGGACTTCATGACCAAGCGGATGAATCTTCCGCAGACCTATGAAGACGCCAGTGTTGCGGACTGGAATACCATCCTGGCAGCAAAAAAATCTATGCCGGATCTCACCGGCTGTTCCTGCGTCGCCGGCATCGACTATATGAAAACCACGGATTTTCTTTCCGCCGGGCTCTTGTTTCGATACAAGGGCCTTTTCCTTTGGATGCAGCATAGCTGGGTATGCCGGGCAAGCCCGGACCTGCCCCGGATCAAAGCGCCGCTGGATGAGTGGAAGGAGCAAAAGTATCTCACCTTTGTGGATGGCCCAGAGATATCCCCGGATGTGCCCGCGGCCTGGCTGGCGGAAAAGGCCCAGACCTATAACATCACGCAGCTGGGCATGGATAACTTCCGCTATACCCTGCTGACGCGGGCCTTGCGGGAGGCAGGCTTCGACACTGATAAGGGCGGCGCCAACAACATCATGCTGACCAAGCGCGTAACGGAAAACCGGTATGTCCCAGTCATTACCCATTTGTTTAATAACCATCTCATCCTTTGGGGAGACGACCCCATGATGGGCTGGTATACCTATAACGCCTGCATCATGACGGAAAAAGGCAATCAGTATTTCGGAAAGAAAGAAGAAAAATCCCGAAAGACCGATGGATTTAAGGCAATGGTGGCGGCGATCTGTGCCAGTGAAAACCTTGCAGACAGCGGGGAGGAAAGCAGCCTGAATGATTTCAAGGTCTATTCATACTGAAAGGAGGCGGACGGTTGAGAATAATCGATTTCTTCCGGGATATTTTCCAGCCCGGAAAAACGTACAAGCTGAACCAGCGGCTGACAGACAGCACAAAGCTGCAGCTGGACATTGAGGATTTCGCCATCCAGATGGCAATCAATATGCTCGCCGGGTTGATTGCAAAATGCGAATTCAAAACCTACGTCAAGGGGAAAGAGACCCGGGGTGACGAGTATTATCTCTGGAATGTCGAACCGAATGTCAATCAAAACAGCAGCCAATTTATACAGGAACTTGTCTCCAAGCTGCTGCATGACAATGAAGCGCTGGCGGTTGAGGCCAACGGTCAGCTGCTCATTGCTGACAGTTTTACCGCGGCCGGGTATGCCCTTTTTCCGGCGACGTTTTCCGGCGTGACAGTGACGACGTTCGGAAACAGCTTCGCGTTTGACAAAACATTCAGCATGTCGGACGTACTGTATTTCCGGATGAACAATCAAAACATCCGGGCGCTGCTCTCCCGCGTCATGGACGGGTACTCCAAACTGCTGGAGCTGGCGATGGGAAAGTATAAACGCGCCGGTGGTCGGAAGGGCACGGCAGAGGTAAACAAGCCTAAGACTGGCGATGAAAAAGAGCAGAAGCGGATAGACGATCTGTTTAGTAAACAGTTCAAGGCTTATTTTGAGGCGGAAAATGCGGTCGTCACCCTGCCGAACGGTGTGAAATACACTGAGATCACCGGCGAGGGCAGCAAAAAGTCCACGTCCGAGGTCAATGATATCGCCAATATCACAAAAGAGGCGTTCGCTCGCGTCGCCCAGGCGTTCCGGATTCCTCCGGCGCTCCTGCAGGGCAACATTGCCGATATCAGCAAGCTCATGGACGAGCTGCTGACGGTATGCATTGATCCGCTGGTTGACCTGCTCCAGACGGAGATCAACCGGAAACGGTACGGAAAGGCGGCATTTCTTGCCGGGACGTACCTCAGAATCGACACCACGTGCATCAAGCACATTGATATTTTTGACGTTGCCATGGCGGCGGATAAGCTGATCTCGGACAGCCTGTACAATGTCGACGAGCTGCGGCAGAAGCTTGGTGACGCGCCCTTGAACACGTGGTGGAGCAAACGGTATGTACTCACTAAAAACTATGAGCCGGTCGACGCGCCGGCGGGAACGACAGGAGATGGAAACAATGAAACCGGTTAGAACAATTTGGGCGGCAAAGATGGAAGCAGGGGCGCTTGACCTCTATCTCTATGACGACATTGTGCCGGACGGTGAAGACTGGTGGACCGGAGAGCCGATTCCAAGCGCGACATCGGCCAGTACGGTGCAGCAGATGATCCAGGACGCGGGCAATATCGCCGCGATCAACGTCTATATCAATTCCTACGGCGGAGACGTCAAAGAGGGCATCGGCATTTACAGCCTGCTGGTGCGCAGCAAAGCATACGTGACAGCGTACATCGACGGCTTTGCCTGCTCGGTTGCCAGCGTGATCGCCATGGCGGCCGACAAGGTGGTCATGGGCTCCAATACCCTCATGATGGTCCACAACGCCAGTGCGGGCGCCTTTGGTACATCCGCCGATCTGCGGAAAGCCGCGGATGATCTCGATGTGATCAACTCACAGGCAATCAAGAGCTATCAGGACAAGGCGGGGGACAAGCTGCCGCCTGAAACGCTGCAGCAGCTGCTTGACAACGAAACATGGCTGACGGCGGAGCAGTGTATCCAGTATGGCCTTGCGGATGAAATTGCCGCAAAGGAACCGACGCCGCAGGAAACTGCCACACAGCGGCTCGCGCAAGCCCGCGCCGCCCTTGTGGCGCAGATGTCGGCGGAGCATACCCCGAAGGTGCCCGAAAAATTCAGCAATCAGAAAACCAACGCGGAGCGGCTGATGGCCGCATTCAAAAATAAGACGGAGGTAAAATAATGAAGTCTAAAGATGTGATCAAGCAGGAGCTCAACGCCAGCCTGTCGGCTGCCATGCAGAGCAAAGACCCGGAGGCGCTGACAAACGCTTTCACGGAATTCGCGGTAAAACTTCAGGAGGACGTCGTTGAAGACGCTAAGGCGTATCAGCAGACGCAGGATTCCGCCATCCTCGCACGGCGCGGCGTCCGACAGCTGACCGCGGAAGAGAAGAAGTTTTACACGGGATGGATGGGGGCCCTGAAGAGCCACTATGACAGCCCCAAGATGGCTTTCACCGGACTCGACACCACCACGCTGCCGCAGACCGTGCTGGATCAGGTGCTCTCGGACATTGGGACCTCGTTCCCCATTCTGAGCGCCATCAACTTCCAGAATGTTTCGGCCATTACGAAGATGATCGTCAACAAGCAGGGAATGCAGCTTGCCGCCTGGGGCGCGCTGAATTCCGCCATTTCCACAAGCCTGAGCGGCGCCATCGGTACGGTCAGTATTGACCTGAACAAGCTGACCGCCTTTATGGCTGTGTCCCGCGATATGCTGGACGTCGGCCCCGAGTGGATGGACGCCTATGTGCGGGCCGTACTGAGCGAGGCGCTGGGCTACGGCCTGTCTCAGGGCATTGTGGCCGGCACGGGCAAAGACCAGCCTATCGGCATGATCAAGGACCTTGACGGCTCCGTGACCAACGGCGTGTATCCGGACAAGACGCCGATTGCCATCACCGATCTGTCCGTCGCAACCATCGGCGGCATCGCCGCGACACTCGCGCAGGGGCCGAATAACCGGAAGCGCCCGGTGCCGTCCATTCTGATCGTGGTCAATCCGGTGGACTACTTTGAAAAGTTTCTGCCGGCAACCACGTACCTGACGACGGTCGGCACCTACGTCAACAACGTGCTGCCGTATCCGTCCCAGATCGTCCAGGACATCAACGTCCCCTCCGGCAAGGCCATCTTTGGTCTGGCGTCCCGGTACTTTATGGGCGTTGGCAAGGGCGGCTCCGGCGGCCAGATGGAATACTCCGACGAGTTCCAGTTCCTCGACGACAACCGGGTTTACAAGATCAAGATGTACGGCAACGGCATGCCGCTTGACAACAACGCGTTTGTGCTCGCGGATATCTCCGGCCTGCAGGCGATGAAGCAGCAGGTCATCGTGGCGAACACGACCAGCAGCCCGGTCAATACCAAAGCCGTAACGGCGTAATTGAGGTGATCATCTATGGCAGACCTGCCCTCCGGGTTGCTTAACGCGGTCAAAAGCTATCTCAAAATTACGTGGCAGGACGATGCCACGGACGCCGAAGTCACCGGATACATCAACCGCGGTATGGCGCGCCTGCAGCAGATTGCAGGCGCGCCGCTCGATTTCACCGCCGAGGATCAGCCGCGTGCTCTCCTGCTGGATTACTGCCGGTATGCCCGCAGTCAGGCGTTGGAAGTGTTTGAAAAAAACTTTGAGGCGGATCTGCTTGACCTGAATCTCAGCACGCAGGCGCCCGTGATCGACGGCCTGACGGTCGTTGCCGCGCCGGATTCCTCCGGCGGATACGACGTGACGGTCGCGCCCGCGCCGGACGATGGCGGCAGGTATGTCTATCAGATTGGCGCCGGCCTTACGCTGCCGAAGCGGCTTGACGTCTGCATACCGGGGGATACCTGGACGGAGTGGGACGGCTTTTCGCCGGTTCCGGCGACGGCCGGCCAGCAGATCATGGTCGTGGAGATCAACGGCGAATACGGCGCAGAGCGCGCAGGGACGGTGACGGTATGAAGATTCAGAGACCGACCGAGTTCCTGACGTTCAGTGACGGCCAGTGCGATATCTATTCCGTCTCAGGAAACAGGCTTGCGGATAAACTCATGACGCTCTGCTTCGGAAACCGGACCGTCGGCGTA